TGGAAATTTTACAGCTACATCATATAAAGCAACTTATCCCATCGCTTTTCAAGAAAAATGTATATAGCTGTGGCTAATGACGTGGGTAGCGGTTGTAAGTTTTGGGCATATCAGGCACATCAACTACGAATTATTGTATATGCCAAAACAATGAGAACAATACATGGTTTGGAGCTATTTTCATCGGCAAATAGACAGTGGGGAAAATATAGCTTGAGCGATGCCGGTGGCGGATGGGTTACCTTCCCCATTCGTTTTTCTAATTCCCAATATGTTCTAAATGTTACTCATTACAACATGCTTTCCGAAAGAGTGGATATATACTTAGAAATAGCTTATTTGGATACACAACAGTGCTACATACGCTCATCGAGAGACTCTACTGAAGTTCACGTAATAGCAATAAGATACTAAACAGTGGTATATGCGCTTGCATCTGACAGGAATGTCGGGCATGATTTTACATTGCCAGTGGCATGTACGGTTTATGCTTATACTATTACACATCAAGGTTCATCGCCAGGGGCAACAGGCATTGAAAGCAATAAAGCTTATGATGTAGGTTGGACAAACACGCCCGTATGGATCATCGCAATTGGCCATGCTTGAACAGTGGGGAAGAGTATCGGGGGTGCCTAATGATAGATTCGATTGGGATGGCTCACACGGATACGAAACACAAGTTGACACAACCCTGCCCATCAGTTTTAAAAACTCAGCTTTATTTGCAGTTGCCAATATTTTAACGGATGCCGAAAATGTGGTAGATGAAAAGGCTGAGTGCTGTAACCTGAGACAAGGAACATTGACGTTGAAAATAGCAAGCAGCCATCAAGGCCAATCATTAACCGCCTGCTACTTTATCATTGGGTATTAGACAGTGGGGAAGATGCATGAGCGAAACGTTTACCGGATATCCCATTGCCTTTAATACGGAACCGATTGTAATTGGAATGCATTACGGCACACAGACAGATGTTAACATCGTAGCATCAAGCGCATTGGGGTCAAGCGGGCTTTTAAATTGCTATTTTTTCCACGCTAATCATGATTCTGATAAGGTATCAGTAAACTGGATAGCTATTGGCCTATGAACCCACTATTTCCCGACAGCAATATAGATTGCTGTCCCGGCTGCATCATAATCATTGGCCTGCATATTCCAAAGGTCAAAAAACAATCTTGTTCCATCATTCGCCCCGGCCAACGGAATCGTTTTATGTTTTAATGACGAATAGTGTAGCATTTCATATGCATATAAGATGTTAAAAGCAATTGGAAATGTTATCGGGGATGCGCTTTCTCCCCACTGTATAGTTAGGCCGCCGACCAGCGAGCCAAAACACGCATATCCGTTTTGTCCCAGCGAGTATCTAACCCCCGTCGCGTCAAATACTTTTTTAATCAGCAGTGCGAGCAGGCTGTCCGACGACAATACATTGACGAGACTGCTCAGTCCCGTGCTTGCTAGTGTGTTGACGATGCCCGTGTTCCAGTCTGTAATGCATGCAGATTCCGTTTCAGGTGCATGATTTTAAACGCGTTATCACTTTTTTTTGAATACGTGCAGAATAGATTTAATGATATCCATAACAGTTTCCTCCTTTATTCTTTAGGTTCAATCCACACCGCGCATGCTTGTGTCGGCTGGGTATCGCTCATCACGACATCCTGAATATCGACGGGCTCCATTGTGCCGGAGCCCTTTTCTTCTACAAGCATGCCGGACAAATGGGTAACGGCATTATAAACGCCGTCGCTTGTGACCGGATTCGTGCTGCCCGATTGGGGCACCGTGTCAAATGTCAGTTTATTTTGCTTCGCTGACAATGCGGATTCTACGTCCGTCTTTTTTGCAAAGGTGCTGCTCATTTTAGCCAGAAATGTTCTTAACTGATTTAGCTGTATAAGACTCACGTGCTCGCCCCCTCATACTCATGTAAAAAGCGCGAGGATATCGGCGTCAGTTGCCATCGGATAGTCAGATTTCTTCATGTATGTATTAGCGACATCTAACGACTTTGCATACGCGGATAAGTCCACGATGCCCGCCAAGTTATCCCAGCTATTGCCATTCCAGGACACATTATCCCCGGCGTTGATGCTGTGTGATGCATCCGCCGCAGTGATGTTGTACGTATCCCCGACTTGCACACCGTTAACAGGCAGGTCCGCATACGTATCTACGCTGCCTCGATACCGGAATACTGTCGTAATATCTGATTTCTTAGCGTATGTCGCTTCCGCGTTGCCTGACGTTACATACCCAGCATCGTTTTGGAAGGCAGATAATTTAGTCGGAATCGTGGGGATTGTAACAGATACAGCCGCAGATCCGTCATACGTTCCCGTTGCCGCGCCCGTAAATGTAATGGCTGCTGGATTCTTTAGCGCGGCCGGTGCGCCACTTAAATCGCTATACTTACCGGATTTTGCAACCGCGGCAAGGTCAGCTGTTTTAGCATACGGAGTTAAATCTGGGCCACTTGCGCTAAGTGTCCCATCTGTTGCAATCGCCAGGCCAGCACCAACTTTTACGCCCCCCAGTGCCGTTGCCGAGGCCTTAGGTAACGTGTAATTGTTGGCGCCTGTCTGGATCCCAGCCAGCTTATTTTTCTCATCGGTAGAGTAGTCGTTCGTCGATAGACCTTTGCCAGATTCTTTTGATACAAATAATTTTTTAATCTGTGTTAAAAAGAAGTCTAAATTGCTTACACGGCAAATTTTATCAATAGTTGTTGCCATCTCCATCATCTCCAACTCTAAACAAATTCAAAATATCTTGCTCCGTAGCATATTCAATTTCTACAGTTCGCTCAGGAATGATTCTTCCTGTTAGATTCACGCGGGATTTTAAATTCCCCACCAGATTTGATTTTGCTTTAATAACGCCAGTAAGTCTTTCCATTAGAACGTCACTTCCTCACAAATTATAAAAGGGGTCGGGGTAATTACAGTTGCGACAAATCCATCCGGACGGCTTAGCTGTACATCATAGTAATACGTGCCGTAAGGAAGGCCTGCTGTCTCTGCCGGTTTAATGGTGATTGTCTTGTCAACTACAGCTTTTTGCAGTATTACGGCCGTGTCGCTTGTGCTTCTTTTGACAGTAAATAGAACTTGGTCATCATCAGTAATCTCATATTTAGCCCCGGTATCATCAACTATATCCAGGTAAAGCTCGCAGTGTCCCCGCGTGTCAAATAAATTTCATTGTTCTTGACCCTCAGCATGATACCACCTACTCTAAAAGCTCGACCCAAATGCCATTATCAGCCATAGATGACGGTTTCCCCGATGTATCAGAAACACACAGGCGGTTCACATGCGCCGTTTCATCCGTGTTGTGCGCTACCGTCAGGAACCCGCTAGGATTAATTATAGCCGACACGTTCCCTGTGTTGCTCATTGTAAACTGTAGCTGAAATTCCTGTTGTACGACCGTACTGCTTCCTTCTGCGGGCATATAATCTGGATTATCATCGACAAGCGCTACATACATGACTTCCCCTACGTCCGGATCTGTTGCAAAAAGTCCCATTTCGGTAATTTTAAACCCGGTTTCTACACCAGTATTACTGATTGTCAGTTCAATAGTAACCGTATTACCGTTTTGCGTAATTTTATTAATCCCTAGTGTCAGTTCTTCCTTTATAAGCCCTGTGGCACTACCTAAGTCACCGGTTCTATTCCCCGATCCAATAGCTACGCGAGTGAACTTCAGCGTAGTCAAACCTGCGTTGATTTTTGCCTGAAGCGTTGCGCCGACATCAGTCATCGTGATTTTATTCCAATTCGCCATTGATTATAACCTCCTTAAACGCCCCCACTCCTGCCACGACATGCAGACTAGCTTGCGTAATAAATACTTTCTTCAAGTCAAAAGTAATGTTTGTTTTACGTACCAGGCTAATGCTACCCCCAAACTTAACACTTCCGTTACAGGTTCTCATAAAACGTACATAGTCTAGCCAGGATCGCGTGTTTTTGTACGCATTCACGAGTCGTACTAATTTATTTACTACGGCCCCGTCTTCGATGGAAGCGGTAATCCCGGATATACGAAAATGATACGGATCCCCGCTATATGCGGGCCATTCTTCTACTTTAGCTGATTGATACACTGTGGATACCGCTTTCTGTACCGCATACTTCGTACCTTTCAGCCGATGTAATAGCAGCGACTCTTTCACTTGCTGCCTTTTTACGCTCAATGTCGCCGTATCATCGTATTCATCTACATGTAGCTGGACCGCAAGACAATCAATCATATCCTCGCCCAGCGTATCAATAGCGGGATAAATCAATAGCAAATCTGGATTAATTTTCGCCAATCCTGCATCGACTGTGCTGGCCAGGGTGACGACAGGTTCTGCGTCAATGGATGCTGGGAGATGTTCTGAAATTTTATATTCATCGTTATTCATCTTCACTACCTCCCAATGTTGCGCTTATTTTATCCGCCTGTGCGACCTGTATATTGGTTAGCTCAGTATATACTGGAGATGCTACAACGATGCGCTTAACACCGGGGACAGACATTACATCTGCAATCAGCCTGGACGGATTGATATCGCGCCCTATCTTCGCAGACTGCCACAGCTCATACCCTGCGATTGCCTGCGTAACGGCGTCTTTTACCGTAGATTCTGGCATCCCACGATCGATATAGTACGTCAGACTGACGTCATAGCTGACAGGTTCCGGAGCCTTCACTTGTACCTGATCAGTGAGCGGCCGTACGGTATCCTTATTCAAGATACTATCCACGGCATCCAGCACTTCCTGCCCAGGGATTTTCCCGCCGTCAAGCAGTGGCCGTATTTCTACGACGCCCGCCGATGGGCTGTATACTGTCACATCATTTATGGCGCTGTTGGCAGATTTTGCCCAGTACTCATACGCACCGGTAGGGCCAGCTGTTGAGAAGCGCTCCGGAGACTCATGAATTCGCTCCCGATATGCATCATCGCTTTCTTTATCGCTCCGCCGGCGCTGGTCGTCAAGTTAACCATGGTAGCCACATAGGCGACAGGGTCCACAATGTTACTGATTTCTCCTGGTAAAAACCCATTTCCCAATTCACCAGTTACCTGACAAGTCGCTTTAGCATTTACCGTTAACCCGCCTGCCAGGACAACAGTATCGTCGTCGATTGCAAAATAAACCCCGTTAGCTGTAACGACCCTCGTTCCTGCCGGTATGATTGTTTCTTGATTACGCGCAACCGACAGCGTAATTTTAATTGTTGTTGTAGCTGCTGATGCAGGTATGCGCGTTGTGTCAGTCAGTGCCCCTAGGTGATCAAGATTATCCCCAGTTGCATAGCGCAGTAAATTCTGCTTGCCGACATAGTTCTGATTATTCAGTAGCCGAATAAAAGCTTCGGCGACGACCAGCAAGAAAAGTCGTACCGGATCGCCCTGAGCTAGCGTGCGACCGGTTATGCTTATATAGTCCGCGAAAAGAGCGGCCTTCACATGTTCAGCGTCTGCATCGACAAACTCGATGTCTGGCAAATCGACTAATTTCATAAGGTAATCACCACCTTAGGGATAATTTTACCAGATACGTCACCTGAAAAGCTGATACTGTCAATAGTAACTCGTGGCTCATAGCGCTTGACAGCCTGAAAGATTTCATTCGTCAGTTTCGCCTTGCCTAACGAGGTTGGTAAGTCGATAATCGTGCTATCCAGGCCAAACTCACGATCCAGCGGAACTGCTCCCTTAGCCGTCGCTAAGATAGTCCGTATGTTTTGCAGAATTTCTTCGGCCTCAGTTTTCGGGGCCATATTAATGGTTGTAGGATTTTTTGTCGTAATTACATATTGCACATTACAGCCCTCCTCTGCCAAACAGGGTAGTTAGCGCATTATAGCCCTGCCAACTTTATTCACCATTGATTCTCCATCAGTATTCGTAGTATCGTACTCTTTCAGCTTTACATTCGCCGTAATGGACATAATTTTCCCGTAAGCATTATATATGGCCTCGGTTTCATCCAAGCTTTCCAGGTACCAGTAATTTTGTGACACAGGGACACCGCCGATTATGAGCGGACAGACGATACCATTATCACGCATTGCGCGTAACTTAGCCAGCTGCTTAGCCGGAGCGGCGTTATAAAGTGTCATCAAGTGCAGTTTAAAAGACAGCTCTTCTTGCCCCGGCCCGATGAACTGCGGCACCGGCTTCTTTAAAATAACGTCGTGCGACTGCCAACGAGCTCCCCAGACCGTTCAACCTCATCGGGGGTAACAAGATAGTGTTCGGCTACACAAAAGATAACTGTTCCAAAGTACCCTATGTACACGCTATCACCTCCTTACTGTGGCTTGCCAGTGCTGCTACCGCCTGGAGTTACCCCGCCATGAGTGTGGCTTACAAGGGATATACCATTAACGGTAACATCTCCACCGCCTGCGTTAACGGCTATGCTTCCACAATTAATGACCAAATCATCAGGCACGTTCAGCACCCGGGTACCACCTGAAGGCGGCGCGTCTACGGTGTTATAAATAGTGCCAATAACATACCCTGCCCCTGCACCTTTACCGCCGCCGTTTGCCGTGAACACGCAAAGCACAAGGTCATCTACAACGGGCATCCAAAAGTCCTTTGTCGCCTTACTGCCTCGCATGAGTACTTTCAGCGGCGGCGATACAGCATTATCATGATCCGGAAATACTACGCGTACTGTAGCATCGCTTGGGTTCACCGTGGACACCAGCCCTACCCGGACCATCCGGGATAGGATTCGATAAATAATTCGATAAATAGCAGATTCAGTATCCAATCAGGCACCTCCTTACATCAATGCTGGTCACGTAGCCGCTGCCACTGATATCGTGCTTCGCCTGCGTGACTATATACCGCCCGGAAAATACGCCAAATCCAATCATCTCGATAGTTTCCCCCGCACATAAGAACTGACAACCGTCCAGGCTATACGACCCGGTGCATTCATCCCGGTTCTTTTCACGCAGTTTTTTCTTTGCCAGGCGATCAGCTTCAGCCTGTGACGTCACCTGCTGATGAATTTCTAAAGTAGCCCCGTTGGATTTATTAGGATCAGTAAAAGTGGATTCGATAACGGATTTATCCTGATCATTCGTGTATTTTATGTGGCACTTTTTATAGACATCGCGGATTTTAGTTTTGAACGAGTAGCCGGTGCTATGAAAATCCGGTCCGGGGTAGGCGTGCCATCCGCTTCAGCAACGTCAGCGATGGTGTTTGTTCCGGGATGATAAATTTCGATAACCGGTTCCGCCTGTTCATATTTCGCCTCGTCAAAAACAATAATAGTGTCCGTTGTAATTTTCAGCGCAAATCCGGCGTCATCGCAAACCTTCTGGAGCACCGACAAATCCGATTCATCATTTTGTTCCAGCTTGTCAATATTGGGATTATCATCGCAGTCCCAAAACAGCTTCATGCCATTTTCCCATGCGATGTCATTGGCCACTTTTCTGACCGATATGTTTTCCCATGTTTTCGACCGCAGCGTACTTCGCAACGTACTATCGTCTCCTACGCTGATAGCGACAGCTTTAATATTAACGACATCAGGCGCGCTCGTCATCTCGATTTCATCAACTTCGAAAGTCCCCAAATTCGTGTCGAATTCGCCGTCATACAGCCCTTGCCAGTTATAGGTACACAGCGTTATATCCAATGCTGCCCCCTTTACTGGCATCCAATCGGACTGCCACAGCCCGGACTTATCCTCTAAGGTAAGCGACATGTCATCGACCTGCCCGGACAAATTATCTGTATAGCTGGCACTAATTAAATACTGCGCCAGCGCTTCGGATATGTCTTTACTGTTATAGGTCACTTGCAGCCATGCTCTGCGTCCTAAGTGCTCTTGTGCTACGACACCGGCCATGGCTGGGTTTCCAATTTTTTCACCGTAGACTGCACGGATTGCAATAATGCCATTTAAATCACCGCTTCCATGGGGTAATACCCTAGATTCAGACGAGGGTATTACCGGGCAAATAATATCTATATCTGCCGGAAAAATTGCGATATTCCGGTATGCCGGATTCGCCTCCAGCAGAATCTTTACGTACTTTTCAGAGCCGTACACGCGGTATGAAATTAGGTCCCACATATCGCCCTGAATCGTATGGTATATACTAGTCAAAGCTCAACCGCCTCCGATCAGAAAACCATCGTCGCATCATGCGATCAAATTCCCGCATTTTCTGTTCAAGCACTTGAGATACATCCTGCTTAGCATCGGCGCCTTGTACATTAATAGTGGGCGCAAAATTGATGTTAGCAGAGCCACTGGGCACCGCAGACGATGGAACCTGGAAACAGTCGGCATGCTCGGGTTAATCCCTAGCATCTGTCCGGCCTTCGCCCACAGCCCATAGGCATTTGCATCATGTGTAATCGGGACGATGACCTCTGGATAGCCAGCTTCAGCAACCCAGGTCAAATAAGGATGGCTAAAAATACCGCCACGGGCGGACTGCCCGGCTGCGGATGCGGCATCGCTGTCGCCGCCTTTGATAAAGTTCACGATAGCATCGATTGGATGGGACAGTGCTTCTTTCAAAGCGTTCCACTTATCGATGCACACTGTACGCCCTGACTTACGGCCGACGTAATACTATCCCAGGCACTCTGTGCAGCGCTGACAGCGGCATCCCAAACAGATACAGCTACTGCCATAATAGAATCAAAAACGCCAACGATAAAGCTGTACGCGCTGGATACGGCACCAGTAATATAGGCCCATGCTGCCGAAGCCGCTGACGATATGGCTGCCCACGCTGACGATACGGCATTACAGATAGCCTCCCACGCCGCGATGCATGCTACGCGGAAGTTCTCATTTGTATTCCATAGGTAAATCAATACGGCCACAACAGCCATAATGGCGAGAACTATTAAAATAAACGGATTCATTGCCATGACCGCGTTCAACGCCATCTGTGCAGCCGCAGCCATACGGGCGCCTACAGCAAAGGCGCGTTGCGCAGCCCCAGCGATCATTGTAGATGCCGCAGAGGCTTTTGATGCAACTGTCGCTGCCACGTGAGCATCTCTTACCATGTTGATGGTGGCAACCATATATTTGTAGTAGGCTACAGCAGCACGGATAGTCAGCGCAGCCAGGGTCAACGCCAAAATGGCGCCGACGGTACCCATAATGACTGCGGCCAATGTTTGATGCTCTGATATAAAAGACGCTACCGTGCCCATAGCCCTGGCAAGCCCGCCAGCGACAGCGCTAACCGCGGGCAAGAGCAGCTCCCGATATTGATAGCCAATGCCGCCAGGTTATTTTTGACTAATTGCAACTGATTAGCGGTAGTCCCTACCGTGCCTGGTATTCTGCATCCATGGACCAGCATACTGCGATGCGTCGCCCACCTTATTAAAGTTATCCTTTAAATTATCGAGCTGTGTCAACAGCGGCGCAATTGCATTGATAGACTCTTTACCGAACAAATCGCTTAGTACAGACGCCTGCATCTCTTTCGGCAGCTCTTTAATCCGGGACAACACATCGATGATGGTTCCTTGTGCGTCGGTCTGCATCCGCTTTGCTACGTCTTCTGCGGACAGCCCTAATTGCGCAAAGGCCTCCTGCTGGGATTTCGTAGCACCAGCGCCAGCAACCAGCCCTAGCGCCATATTTTTAATACCCGTAGCCGCTACATCTGACTCAACCCCTACCGATGCCATCGATGCACCGACAGCTGCGATTTGCGATGCGCTAATGCCGGCAACCTGTCCAAGGGGCCCAACGCGGGTTACAATGTCGGATATAGAGTCACTACTGGCAGCTGTCGTATTCGACAGGTAGTTTACCTGATCGGCCAGCTGGACGACCTGCCCCTGGTCCATGCCAAAGGCTGTACGCCACTTGGCCATCATATCGCCGGCCTGCTCTGCCGATATGTCGAAGGCTACACCCATTTTAATGGCATCAGTCGCGAATTGCTTCAAATCATCCCGCGCGATACCTGCCTGCCCGCCGGCGGCAACAATTTTCGCGATACCTTCGGCCGACATCGGCATTTCCTGGGACATCCGCAGGATGTCGTCGCCCATTTCTTTGAACTGCTGAGGCGTATCAAAATCAACGGTCTTACGCACATCAGCCATGGACGCCTCGAACTTAATAGCCTCGTTCACAGCTAGTCCTAAAGGAGCTGCCATAGCCGTAGCCGCCACGGCCCCAGCCTTTAAATTACTAACGGCTTGAGACAAATTGGCGGACGCCTTCTGCTTGGCATTGACGCGGTCCATAGTAGCTTCATATTCTTTAGCAGCTGAGTTTTTTTGAGCCTGAGCCTGGAGCATAGCCAGTTCGGTATCGTACTCAACGTAGCCCTTACTGCCTTGTTGTTTAGCCGCCTGTTTTTGCAGGCTTGCCATTTCCCGGTTTGCCGCGCGAATCTGGGCTTGCATCTGCTTCGCATGAGCGACCGCCTGAGACATTGTGCTCCCTACACTGCCATCCAGCTGCCCTTTGATTGCGATTGCCATTTCCAGCACCCGATTAGCCATGGCGGCCGCTCCTTTCACCTGGCGCTCGATTTCACGGTTCTGTCGGTCGATTTCTCCGGCTACCGTGTCCATCCACCCATAAAGATCATCTATTGATAAGCTCATAAAAAAGCTGATAGGCGTGTGCGAATACTTAGCCATGCGTAACACGTTCAGCCTAAGCCACTGCCCTGTTAGTCCGCTTGGCCCTGTGAACCCGTACCGAGTAAAAAACCTTGTGTCTTAATCATAACGGCCGTGAAGTCCTTTGCGGACAATGCTAAAATGTCATCGTATTTCACATCTGCCGCGATAGCTGCAACATGCGCCTGGTAAACCTGGGACAGCGCCGGCACAACGATACTGGCGTCATCTTTTTTAGCCGCCTTCTCACAACGCAACAGCGTATAACCTGTGACTTTATCAAAATCCAGAACGAGCGACGTCCTGCCATCGGGCAGCGCCCGGGACAAATCAATGATTTGATCTGCCGGAACAGCTACCGCTTTATCCGATGTTTCGACGATTTCTGCATCAACAACTTTTGCTTCTTTCTTCATGACTTAGCCTCCTTACCTTACAAACCAAGCGCATCGCGGATAGGCTGCATAATGTCTTCGCCTCCTGCAACGAACTTATACGCATACTTATCGACTTCAAGCATGGTCTTCCCGTTGACTTCGTACTTGATATACGTCGTTTCGATAGTGTTGTCCGCATCGACCGTGCTGGCTGGCTCCCAGGAACCACCAGACATGGCTTTAGATCGACCACGGATGACAACACGAACTGTGTCCATGATATACTTGTTGGCACCGCTATCCCAGTACTGATTAGCGCCCCGTGCCTCCAGTGCAACAGCCTGACCGCCAACTAGGCTCAGATTCCAGTCGCTGTTAATATTATGCGTGATTTTCGTTTCCAATGATTCAAACTGCCCTAATACCGGCGCTTCGATTTCACCACCGACGCCGACACCTTTAATAGTCTGCGTGATGGATTTGAAGTCGGGCAATTCCAGTTTTGCGATGCCGTACAAAGTACTCCCTGATTCTGCGTAGACGCGAAAATCATTAAGCACTTCAGGCATCTTATTTACATCAGCCACGTAACCTCACCCCCTGTTATTCAAACAATGCCGCAAAAGCGGATGTATCATACTCAGAAATGCTGTCGATTTCCTGCATTGGAACTGGCGGCGTCCGTTTTTTGTGAAAGCGGAAGATTCCTGCCTCAAGATCCGTTACCGGGTTTTCTTCTTCCAGGAAGTCGATACTGCCACCTAAGATGTATTCCCGGGCAATCAAGCCATTCAACCGGATACGTTCCGAATCAAGGATTGTCTTGATGTTGCGTGGCTTACCGGGCTTATCAAGGCGATTCCAGTACGTCAAAATAAAAACGGTATCATCCCAGTCGAACATGCGGCGGACGCATAGAAAGGCATCTTTCGGATCCGTCGTGCTAGGGAATGCCCCGGTGTAGTTGCCCCACAATACCCAGCCAGCAGGAGACGTCAGCGCCGTAACAATACCCTGACTGTTCAGCAGGTTTGCTCTGGACAAGTCCAGCATGACTTCCGTACCGTCCTTCAGGCAAAGCCCAGTAATTGGCAGCGTCTTATTCGACGGGGATTCATAGGGAACATCATCATTAGCGGCATCGGTCTGACCGATGCGACCCATGGCCAGGGTAGACATGTAGTAGCAATGGTCGCCGATACAACCCATGGGCCAGCCTACGTATTCGTTGTTATGCGTATAGCCGTTACCGGTTTTCCACATATTGCACCCGCTGTATGATTTAACCTGAGTCGTATCAATGTCAACCAGAACCGTACAGCTGAATAGGCTGTTGAACTTCTTGCTCTTGGCCTCCATAACAGCAGCCACTTCAGGATGCTGGCTCCAGCCGGGAGCAGCTAAAAGCCCCGGAACTAAGTTAAACTTAGGATAAATCATATCAATCAGTTCAAGCCGGTAACGCTGTCGTTACTGCCAACACCACCGATGATATCCGCGTCTTTTACCATCGTAGGGTCTACCGCGTCATAGGCGACGTAGATAGTCCTGGCGTCTGCTAACGCGCCATCTTTCAGCGCCGTGATCAAAACGTTACCGTCGTCGTCATATGCTGCCGTATAATCCGTACCAGCTTTTGCCGCGGATCCGGACGACGTCGCAGATACTGTCAGCGTATCTAAAATAACATCGGCTTGAATAGTTGCTGTTCTATTAGATACCGTAATGGCTGTACTTGACACCGATTTCTTATGCTTTGACGGGTCCAATACGTTGATGAATACGACAGGTGCCACAGCAAACAATTTAAATTCGGCGTACATAGGTTCACAGAGCGTATAGCGATCCCAATTTTCATGATAGCCTAGGTGCTTCACCGCTTCTGACCAACTGTAGCAGATGACAGGCTCATTAATTTTCGGCTCTTCTGCTAAATGCACCGGCGCCGTACCAAAAACAAACGGGCAGGCCAGCTGTCGTTTGCGCAGTCGCCACAACAGCCGTATCAATCTCCGATGTTTTAATGCCGTGAAAAAATGCCATCCTTACTTACCTCCTTTTTTACGCTTGACTGCTTCCTGATAGAACGTATTCAGGGCAGTGCCTTTTATGGCTACGTCATTCATAGCCTGATTCAGCTCTGACGGCGTAACAAACAAATGCTTCAATACGTCATCATTTGCTTCTGGTTCTGGGATTCCCTGAGCAAAAATCATGCCATGATTCAGCCGGGAGTCTTTAAAGCCAGGCCCAATATAAATCACCGGGCCGATACTTGCGGCAGTGCCTGTAGTAACGGTATCCGTGATTTCTTGGCTCATGACTTCGTTATTTTCGTCCATGTTCTGACCCTCCTAACAAAAATGGATTGATGCGCGCAGGCTGTGGGATATGCACATCGAAATCAATACGCCCCCACACTGCGGATATGGCTGATCGTCGGGTACAGACGTCTCCATGGTGCTATTCTTCACATCATACTTATCACAGACTGGATTAGCTTCCAGCAGGCTGCATCGGATGTACTCCAGTAAGTGGAACAGTCCATATGCACCGTACAGCATATCCGGGTCACGGGTCACAACGGATATGACCACGGATACGATAGATTCATCCGTCCGGTCCATGACTCCGGAGTACCCGACAACGACAGCCGGGCATAGCTTTTCCTTTATCGCGGCAGTCTGAACACGTGGCAGGTAACCAGTAAAGCAGTGGATATCATCCCCAGATACATCCTGCCCGCTGTATGTCGTCATCTTTTTTGACAAGAACTTTTGCAAGTCCTCTAATACATCAACAGCCACCATTTAACCACCCGCCAATCGTTCCAGCTCATGTAACAGCCGCTTTTCATACATGTCCATCCCTTCCTGTGCCATCCGGGATACAACGTCTGGATTGCCGTATAGCTGCGGAACAGCCGGCCCAAACAGTCCAGTAACAGGATGGCGTGGCTTCCCTTCACGAGCAGCGAATCCACGACCTGGCATATCAAATGACCGGGGTACGATGGAGCCGCTGCCTTTTTTAATGGACACGAAAATACCTTTTTTGCGTCGAGATGCCTTATACTTCGTAACTGGCTCTTCCGGGCCTCTGATATGGAGCGTCGTCCCCCAGGCCTCTGTACTCAGTGAAGTCGCGCTCTTTATAGCCCCGGCTTTCATCGTGTACGTGTTGCGGATTTCCTGGGCGCCAGCTTTACGGGCTGTAATAGCCGCTCGGCGAGATGCCTGTTTAATAGCCGTAGATAATTTCCCTGTATCCATGAACCGTTGCAAAACGGATTCCACGTGCGCTCGGCTGGCGTCATCCAGTTCAATACTAATCATCTCTACGTCACCTCCGCATGAAGCTCAATCGTCAGGATTCCCATATCGTCCGTCACTGAATCCACAATGCAAATAACACCGTCTAAGTCGAATCGCTGCCCATGAACGGGCAAAAGCTGACTGCTATCCTCAGCGAACCGCGGATCAGAAAGGGGGACATCCATCAAATCGGCTTTTCGACAGTATACGGTATAGGATTCTCCGGACACGCCATCATAGATGCTGTAGTTCACTCCGTTAATCCAACGCTCCTGGCTGGTAGGGCTCTGCACTACAGCTTTTATGGTCATACCGTTCAGGTCATGTTCTTCTGCAAATTCATCTGAATTAATGAAAACCTCCAAATCCGCGGCTACCTGGTCTTTAAAAGCGCTCATTTTTTCCGCAGCCTAGCCGCATCAACTGGCGGAAGCCCTTCCTGAGGGGTATCCGCCGATGCCGCGCTATCAGATTGACCCGTTTCATCAACGGATACCTGTACAAATTCCTTAGGCGCCGACGCCAGCAAATCCGCCGCCACTTCATCCGGCACATCGACAACGCTGCCAGTCGGGTACTCTGCCCCGTTGTATACTAGCGTAAATTTAGCAACAAGAATCTTCATGGCGCAGCCTCCTATTTGACTTTAATAACAGCCCAGTCATCGAGGAATTCCGGGCACAAAACGCAACGACTAGACATAGTAAGGCTAGTATGATCATTCTCTGCGTCTGCTAAGACTTTCGGAACATACGCATTGTCATACGTATGGTACTGGCCATCCGCTTCGACCTGCGTAATAGCCCCAAATAAGCGCTTACCACGACCTGGAATGCCTACGATGATATAATCATCCGGGATATAGGCACGAATTCGCCTTTATCATTCTTATAGCCGCCATCATAAGCGTAGATTTCCAAGGATAATGCCGACACGTACCCGACCCGGAGCAATTCCGGACGGACGAACTGCGGCTGAATGCTCATAAGCGCCATGTTATCCCGGCTGGGAATCAGCATATACTGTCTCAGCTTTTCATTGTTGATGATGTACTTGGCGACGTTGCTGGAGCAGATGGCCATCGTCGGTACCATACCTGCCTCGCGACGGATTTTCTGGGATACTTCATCCAAATCAGCGATAATATCTGCCGAGGCGTTATCCCATGTGCCCGACCCCGATAACGTGGTTTTATTGGTAAAATCAGGAAAAGAAATCGTATCCACATGTGCTTTACTGCCATCGTCGCGAGCCCTTCTACGTCATACTCGCCGTTAAGCAGCAGCTGAGCCGCCATCCATTCCTGGCGGCGGACACACATATCGATAAGTTCTGACAAATCACGGCCGCGGATTTCAGCAGCACGCTGTTCCGGTGTCTTTGTACTGTATTCCGACTCACCAAAACCACGAATAAGAATATCTGCCGGTTCAATGATGCGTTTCGGACGCATCAACGGCGCCCGGTACGAGCGGATTGTAGAACCAGTACGCGCCATATTGATGCCTTTACCGCCAGGAACGACGAACGGCGCCATTAACCGGCTACCTTTACGAAATTCCATATCTACGATTGCCGTAGAAAATACCTGGATATTCGGAAAAAATACATCTACCAGCGTAGTAGACGGCGTATACGCACGCTCTACTGCGCCAAGCAGCATTCTAGTATCGTCAAAGTTCATTTTTATGCCTCCTCTAGCCTTTCAAACTGGTAAGATAAATGCCGCCGTCGCGCAGCTCTGTTTCATGAGCCTCTACCGTATCAGAGTCAGCACAATGATTTTTTCCCGATTAAACATGCCTTTAACATATACTGTCGCCGCTGTATCCGTCGTAGATACCGGCGCGGCTAAAATAGCATCAGCATGACCGGCCTTAGCCGTAGCAGCCGCGGTCCCGCTGGTAATCGTCATCAATGTGCCGCGCTCCATTGCAGTCCCGGCACTGACAGCTACATTCTGTGTAACAATAGAGACCCCGGTACTGCCGATAAGGTCATCATAGTGTACACCCGGTGTCGTAGTTACGTATTCTGCCATGACTATTTTCCTCCTTTTACGCCCATTGCATTGGCAATGGCGTCCATAATACCGTCATCATTTGCTTTATCGCTGACGTTACCCGGAGCGATGCTGTCAGCGCCGCCCATGACCGCGTCGGCTTGCATGTTCTGGAGCTGTGTTTGAGCAGCGTTCTTAATGCCCTTAACCGCATCGACGTAGCACTGTACATCTTCCGCGATCTGCCCATTGCGCTTAGCCGTATCGATAATAGCGGCAACTGTCGGATTCCCGTCCGCCATAGCATCAAGCGCAGCTACGCGCTGCCGTTCAGCGGCAACGGCATCAGCCGCCACTTTATCTGCGTCTACCGGTGCTAATGCGGGCTTTGTGTTATTTGATTCTACATCTTTCGGGTCTACCATCCGACATCCATCAATATCGTCAATATGTAACCCGATGGCGTTCAAAAGCTCTTCAAATTTTGTCAATGTTCCTGCCTCCTTATGTTTCGGTGCTGGCTTGTTCACGTAATGCGCCAGCCCCTTTTTATTCTTGTAATTCGTAGTATCCACACGCAAAGAATTTACGATAAGCTCATCCCCGTCAAGCATCGACGGGATACTACCGTCAATAGCATCTGCCAAGCCCATGCTCAGACACTCTTCGGCTGTCAGCCATGTCTCAGCGTCCATCATTGATTCAATTTTGCTTGTCCTACACTGGCGCGCTTCATGTAAGCCGCCACAATCGACTTACGGACAGCCCGCAAGGCATTAGCATAATGGTCCAGCTCTTCAGCCGTGTACATGTCTCCCAGCCGACTGCGGGATTGTGAATCATCATCATTGAATTCGTCGGCATGGTAATGCGTCCACCGGCCATAGCAATAATAGTAGCTGCTGACGCGGCAATCCCGTCAATGACGACATCTACGGCGCCAGGATATGCGATTAGCTGATTATGGATGGCATGCGCCGCAAAAACATCGCCGCCAGGGGAATTGATACGGACTGTAATATCCCGCCCCTGCAAAGCCTGAAGGTCGTCGGCAAAATTCTTAGCGTCTATCGTGTCATCCCACCAGCGGGACTGCGACACGATAGGCCCATAGATATATAATTCCGCGCGTTCGTTATCCGCGGAATCATGGAAATTCCAAAAAGATTTCGATTTCAACCTGTATCACCCCCTTCGCCGGTATCCTGCGCTTCCGTATTATCCGCTTTCGGATAATTCATGCCGTTATTAACCCATACAGCGCGCTCCGACGCAATCTGATCGACATTATCGTCATAATTACTGCCTGTCAGCTCGGCCGCTTCCCTTTCTGCCGTAGAAAAGCCGTATTTCACGCGTAACGCGGCCCCGTTGACTTCTTTCACCGGGTCCAGCATACCCATGACCGGGCCATACCAGTTCGCACCGGCCCAGGCTTTCGTAATCAGCGGATCCATGCCAAAACCAGGCGCCCGGATCCGGCCGATAGCGATAGCTTCTGTCAACCAGGCTTCATATATGGGTTGGCAAAAGTCTCGGGCAAACCATGTACGCCGCGTACGGAACATAGCCGACGCTTGTAACAGCGCTGCCCTGGCCGCACTATACGACGACTGGAAGCGATTCATAAGGACCTCTGACGGGATGCCCAGGGACGCCCCAATTTGAGCAATCAGGGAATTTGTGAACGCTTCAAATGTTGATTGTGTTCGGCTACCATCGACAGCTTTCACATCGACGCCGCTGGGCAGTAAGTTCAAAGTCCCCGGACCGATTTCAATACGCCGTAAATCATCAGGATCGATTTGTTCAGCAGGTCCATAGGTTTCATTCAGCACATCGCCCAGGTCATTCGTGGTACCACTAGACGTAAAGAACAATGTAAAAAACGATTTGATGATAGCCGCCGACAGTTCTGCATTTGTGTAGCGGCTAACCTGCTTCAACACCTCGATAGCCGGTGCTAAATATGGGACGCCACGATACTGCTCTGGCCGTTCCTCGTGGGATACCTGCAATATCAGTGGTCGTCCTGTACGGCGCCCGAAAGCCTCGACACGTGACCATTCCAGACGCTGGGAGTTGTTTGTCGGATCATATGGAACCCGATTCGCAATCCAATAAGCTATGACGGCTCCATCCGCGTCGATTTCGACACCGTTAACAATGCGGTTACCGTTATCCGGGTTCCGGCATTCTACGGTCATACTGTCGGAATTACTGTAGGCTGCCATAGAGCCCGGATTGCATACACGAGACGCTTCGAACAGTTGGATACGTGTCGAGTAAGGAACTCCCGGCGACGGTCTGCGGTACTTGATAGCCGCCCATGCGTCCCCGTCCACCAGATACGACAAATATGCAATATCCTGCATATCATAGAACAAATGTTTACGGTACAGGTCGCATTGTACGGATTCCGCCCATAGGTTGAACTCCCGCTGTGTGTTATGCTGCCACGCTTTAGCTTCTTCGACGGTCATCCCCAGCAGCTTATAGTCAATCTTAGGAATCACTTGCAGACCTGCTCCGATGACATTCGCCCGATTCGTATTGATGGCACTGGCCCCAATCGGCGAATTGATATACATATCTGATGACCGATTGCGCAGCGTGTTCAGATTTGCGTCTACGTCGGACCGGACCGACGATTTTAGCGGATTATAGCCACGCAAGGCCGCATGGGTCCGACTGGCACCGCCTTCGCTATAGCCAGTATTGGTAATCTTGACACCGGCGCTCCCGGTCGGCTGCCGGGCGCGCTTTTTATGCTTACGTTTACTCATACTGCCTCCTAATCACGCAAAACGACCTGCCGCGCCCGGGATGGGACATCGCCGGATGCACCATCAAGGGTAGCCCCGGCAGACAACAGCGTGCTGATTTCTTTGCGGATTTCCGCTAAATCAGCACGCGTCAGTGTTCGGTTCCCGATTTTATAGGACTGGCCCCCTGACAAAATCGCTGTTTCGGCCGCTACGTACTGCTTCAGCCGGTTATTCAATACCGTACTCATACAATCCCTCGCTTTATTACTCCAAATTTAGGCCGTCTATGCCGCTTTTTATGGGCATCAGGCTCAGCCTGGGTCCCTGTCATCAGTGCTTTCAGCTTCGTGAAGTCAGGAGAAATAGACGCCAGGCAAGCCAGGTTATATACTCGTAAATCGAGCGGTTCATTTCGATGGTCCTTTGCAACATTTTTCCAGCGATAGACAATCCGACCGTTCCGCTTCTGCGGAACTTTTTCCTCTGACGTAAGCCCGCGAAAGTAAATTTCATCATAGCCGCGGTTCCACAGCACCTCGTTAACGGCATCCTGCTCTGGCTTATCAAGGGGGAAATGGAAATACCGCGGTCCCGGCACATCAACGGCCAAACGGTCCATAATATGCTGTTTCCCGCTGTCAGTTCCAATAAGCACCAGGGGAATCGTCCGCCCCCGGTAGGCTGTAACCTTAGAATACTTATGGATAATCGGGACGCCCATCGTAGACGAGCCGCGAATAGCGAACCGCTGACGCGCTAAATGCGTAAGACTATACCCGTACACCTCTGAGGTGTAGTGCCGCCGGAGTCCACGAACGCCCGGGCAACCAGCAAGCCTGTACCATCGGCAAATTGATATTCCCGGTCCAGCTGTTCATCCAGCTGCTTCCACACAGCGGCTGTGTCGGGGGATCCTAAAATGATGCCTTTCTTGATGCCCCAGCATTCTTCACCGTCGCCCCAGCCAACAATCTCATACTCAAGTCGGTTGTCCTGGACATCAACAGCAGCGGTCAGCAGCAGTACGCCGTCCGGCAGTTCTGCATCATAAGGTTCCCGCCGGGCCAGCAGCTTATCAACATCCTCATAGCTCCGTGTCTGCTCATAGGGTTCACCAAATCGCGTATTGATGACGACTTTTTCGCGCTCCGGATCCCCTTTTGCATCGACCCATTCCTGCATGACATCGGCCCATGAAATCCATGGGGACGCCCAGCAGTTGACGAAAAAACTACGGACATGATTCTTGATAGCTGTCGGGTTCTTTGCCACGTACTTCTGCGGCTGCCTCCGCATTTTTGATTCGGAAAGGTAAAGCCGCAATCCGGCACCGCCAGGACACGGCTTTAACGTGAACATGTTCTTTTTTCCGGCCATCTTCAACCGTTTCTGTATCCATGACCATATTCCGATGTGTCAGCAGATGATATTCTCCGCAATTCGGGCACCGGTGCTGCCACTCTTCCTGTGTACCCGTCATGTACTCGACTTCGATACGTGATTCCCCGGCATTCGTAGGCGTCGAAAACAGTCCCATTGTCCTGTCCCAAAACGTAGTCATACGTTTTGCCGCCAAATCAACTGGGTCGCCTTCTGTGCCGGCCGAATCCGGGAACCGGTCCACTTCATCAGCCAGCAGGATTTTAATAGGGCGGGATGCCAGCCCAGCTGGGCTGTTGGCGCCGCCCATGATAAGCCTGCCGCCGGGGAAGAGCTTACTGAGGATAGTATTCCCGGATTCCCGGCTCTTAACGTCTTGAAAAATGTCCCGCAGTACTTTCGTATCGCGGATCATAGGCGCAATTCTCGACTTTGAATAATCCTGTGCCATATCAACGGTCGGCTGAATCATCAAAATAGGCGCCGGCGCCAAATGGGCAAACCGTCCGATGACGTTATTCATGATGTCAGATTTGCCTACCTGACTGCACGACATGACGACCACCCGGCGGACGTCCAAATCCGTAAAAGCATCCATGATGGCCTTCTGATACGGCGCCCGGTCAGTACGCCATCGCCCTGGCTCTGCCGACGACTCACTAGACAGCATACGGTATCGGTCTGCCCAATCGGATACGGTGAGATTCGGGAGCGGCCGTAGCGAATTAGACGCGATGCGTTGGAAAAGTTTAATCGTTTTCGCTTCCATCGGCGGCCTCCTTTTCTGCGAACATGTCTGGGCGATAGTCAGACAGCTCTGTCAATCGGGATTGGATTTCATCGGTCAAAGACTGCATGATGTATGCTTCTGTCTGCCCCGCCAGTACCGGCGCCATTTTGGCCGGAATACCCAACAGCTGGGACCGCAGATTTGTCAGCATATCCGTCATGACAAATTCGACGTCCTTTGCTTCATGGACTTCATTATTCCTTTTCGCCAGTTCCAGCTCTGCCAGGCGGCGTTTAGCCGCTTCATGCATCGCCTTTTCCTGGCCATAGTCAACATCCTCTTGCGAGGTGTACTTATATTTGAAATACGCATCGATGTTGGACGGCAAATCATATCGGTTTTCCTCGTCACGAGTTAAAATGTGCATCCCTGCCAGTTGGTTTACCCGCCGCGACGTAATCCGCAACAGCTCCGCCAAATCCTGGGCCGATCCCATTATCACTTTGCGTGTACGTCTAGCCAATACAATCACCTGCCAAATGTCCGTTTAAGAAGGAAGAGGGCCAAAAAATCAAAAAAACTAGCCATTTTTCGGGGTGCGAGAGCGCCGCGGAAGAAAATTTCCGGCAGAAGGACCCGCGAATTTTGGCAACAAAAAAGAGGCAACCGGTTATAGTTGCCTCTGTATCAAACTTTCATACTACTATTATACTCACATCGATAGTGTACTTCAATGTACTCTTTTACTTTTTAGCTGACTCGCGACGCCAATGCATCATGATGCACCTGTTCAAAGGCCTGTAGCGCCTGACCGTGTATCTTGAATACGCCTTTCCAGCTGTACCCCATCTCAACGGCGATAGCCTCCCAACGCAACCCGTTGATGTACCGGGCGTACAAGACAGCCTGCTGCTGCGGATCTGGCAGGGCCTTGATCATGGCTTTGGCTTCCATCCTCATATTGATTAGGATATCCCATTCATGGTTGACCTTATCCATGTACTGCTCCAGGCGGATGTATTTATCAGCGACGTCAGAATTTTTGGACCCGCTGACATGCTCGGCCAGGCTGCTGGCCCGGATGGTCAGGATGTCGGACCGGATTTCTGTCAATTCATGCTCTGTTTGTTTTAAGATAAAGTTTTGCCGGCGTATGCGGTTCAAATATTCTTTTGCTGTCATGACTGCCTCCTGATGATTATTTCCAATATCTTCAAATTACGCCGGGTACATACCATCCGATACCCGGCCAGCTTGCAGACCGCTTTGATGATCTGCAAGACCAGATCGGCCCGGCGGTCATCCTTGCGGATATTCGCCATAGCTTCCCGGCTGTCGGGTCCGGGTAGCCCTCGCTGTTTTTCATAGGCGCCTCCTCTCACGGCAATGACGCGGGCCTTCAAGCTGTTCAAGACAAAGGCCTGGGCCGCGTCCTTCTTCGTCAGGGCTTCTGCTAAATCTTCATCACGTGTGCCCTCACAAATCAAATGGTGTACGATGACCGGGTATTCCTGCCCTTGCCGGTGCAAGCGCTTATTGGCCTGCTGATACAATTCCAGGGACCAGTTCAGCCCGAACCAGATGACGTGATGCCCGCCATGCTGCAAGTTCAGGCCATACCCCGTCGATGCTGGATGGGCCAGCAGCAAATCGATTTGTCCATCGTTCCAGGCCTGCTCGTCGTCGGCATCTTTGTAAACCCGGTAGCGCAGTTTCGTTTTCTTCAAGGCTGCCATCATCCGGTCCCGGTCGTGCTGGAAATTATAGAACACTAAAGCATGTTGACCGTTCAGCTGCTCAACCAATTCCAAGAAGGCTTCTATCTTACATTCATGCACGGTATGGACTTCATGCTCATCGTCATAGATAGCCCCATTGGCCAGCTGTTGCAGCTTATTCGACAGTGCTGCCGCCGATGTTACGTCGATATCGCCATCCGGCAGGGCCAGGATCATCGTCCGTTCCAGTTCGCGATAGGCCTTCTTGGCTTTTGGCGACAGGACCACGGGCACATCGTCATAGACGCAGGCCGGCAGCTGTAAGTAATCCGATGCTTCATGCTGATGCATATATCGGCAATCTGTTTCATGACCGCGTCCTGCGCTCCGTCTTTAGGGTCGTATTCGTAGATGACGTCCCGGCTGCGCCGGCCTGGCTCGAAGTAACGTTCCCGGAAATGCGTATAATACCGGCCCAGTCGTTTACCGCCATCCAATAAGAAAACCTGGCTCCACAAGTCTGCCAAACCGTTCGGAGATGGCGTACCGGTCAGGCCAACGATACGGCGGATATGAGCCGGATGGCCGCCAGGGCTTTGAAGCGTTTTGCCGAATGGCTCTTGAACGATGAGAACTCATCGACGACAACCATATCAAAGGGCCAGTCGTTCTTATAGTAATCTACCAGCCATACGACGTTCTCCCGGTTGATGACGTACACATCTGCCGGCGTATTCAGCGCCCGGATGCGCTTCGTCGTACTGCCCAGGACGGTAGAGAACCGCAGATGTTTCAGGTTATCCCATTTCGCGGCTTCCCGCTGCCAGGTAGCTTCGGCTACTTTTTTCGGCGCGATGACCAGGATACGGCGGACCTGGAAGCGGCCGTACTTCAATTCATTGACCGCAGTCAGCGTGATGGCCGTCTTGCCTAGGCCCATGTCCAAGAACAGCCCAATAGCCGGCTTTTGGATGACCTGTTGGATACAGAATTGCTGATAGGGATGCGGGATAAACTTCATATTGCCCGCCTCCTTCAATCGAACCGTATAGCATGCATGTCCAGATATTCATTGACATCCTGCTCGCCGTACAGCACATGGACCGTGCAATTCAGCTGCACCAGCCGACGCAGCTGGGCTTTCTGCAAAGGCGTTGTCCGTCCGGTATCGGTCTTCAATTCGACGAATTCGACCTTACCATCCGGGAAAATAACGATGCGATCCGGTACGCCCGTGTTCCCCGGCGATACCCATTTATAAGCCCGGCCTCCCATGGCTTGATACCTTTGACTAATTTCTGTTCGATTTTACTTTCCAATACCATTGTTTCGTCCTCCCTTGTATAAAATCAATAAAAGCGTCAAGCCTCTTTTTAACGATGTACCCATTCTTATATAAAAAAGTATTTTTTTTAGGTGTTTAGATGATACGCATACGTATAATGCATATATCTACGCTCTATACTCTCTAATTCTTACTTTTA